ACGAAAACGTTAGATGTACAGTATTTACATTCCGGATCATATTGATGTGTTCCCAAATGGTCAATCTTTTCTTGTTTTGCATCGATTATTCCTTGTTGTGTTTTTATTTCATCACGCAATTCGTTGAGTTCTGTTTCTAATGTTTGTAATGTTGATACGTGATGTTGCAATTCTGTTTCGTTATAATTGTTTCGTATATTTGCTTTTGTTTGTTTAATAGTTGTTTTTATTAATTGTACACCAGCATTTGACGAATCAATATCAGTAAGTAGAGTTTCTACTGATTCTGTTAATTCTGATTCTTGTTTTTGTAAAGTTTTAATATCCGGACCATCATATGTGGTAGGCAATTTAGATTCTATAAGTTGCAAAATTTCGTTTTGTACTGTGTTGCGCTGTTCTTGCAAATCATGATCTTCTGTTTCTAAATCTAAAATAAATTGCTGATTCTGAGTGATTGTGTTGTCAGCTTCTGTTATGATAATATCAAAATCCGTTTTCTTGTATTCTTTAAGTTTACCTGCAGTCTCTTTAATTTCATCTGCTGCTAATTGATATAATTGCTCAAATACCGTAATATCTAAAAACTGTGAAAGTAAGTCTTTACGTTCTCGTTGTGATTTTTCTATGAAGTTATTGTTATCTGCTTGTAGAGAAAATGCAGTTAAAATAAAGTCATCATATGTTCCTAAATAACGACGAATATTTTTATTTGTTTCACTTCGCTCTTCGCCATTTAAATTTTCAGTATCTGTAAAGAAATCTACATTTACTTTAACATGGCCTTTTTTATCTTTAATACCTTCACGAAGTATTGTGTATGTGGTACCGTTCATTTCAAACACAAATTTTGCTTGGAATGAAGATTTTTTATTGTTTAATACTTCTTGTGCTTTACCTGTTTTACTACACTTATCAAATATAGTATATGTTATAGCATCTAGTAAAGATGATTTGCCAGATGTATTTGCAGCAAATAAACCACATACGTCTTGCAGATTAGAAAAATCTATAGAGTTATTCTCGCCATATGAAAACATGTTGCTAAATTCAAATGAAACCGGATGCCATGTTTGATGTCGAACTGATTCTATTGCAGGTAATTTTGAGTTTATGCTACGATTGATGTATCGGATTGCATCTGTTTCTTCTGCAGTTGCTTGTGGATAATTAACTGAAATATAATCAGTAATCAACGTGTTTTGATATTCAATATCTCGAACATTGCCAATGCTAAATGAAGAGGTTGCAGTTGTGTCTGCAGATAAAGCATTGCGTTGAATTGTAATGTCTTGCACATCATACTTCTTGCGAATAGTAGCAATAAGTTTTTTCATATCCGCAGCAGATGTGTCATTAAATTTAATACGAACGCGTGGTTAATTTGGAATACGAGCCGGGGCATTAATAATAGATGTACCGTTTACTTCTAATGTAACATATCCATAATCATTGTGAATTTGCACAAATTCTGCAGTACTGGTTGTGATATCCCATACTAACATTCCGTGATCCAAAGCTTCTCCATGATTTTGTTGAATCAATGAACCAGGATATGCAATAGTACATTCTTCATTTAAGAATTGAGCCGGTTTATGAATATCACCGAGCAATGTAATGTTGTGCCCTTTAAACATTTCTGTAGTTACATGCTCATTTGATATTTGGTAGCCAATATCTGTTTTTGCAGTGTTAACTGCACCATGATGCAATGCAATTTTATATTCTGCATCAAATGAATCAGCTTTAATATACTCGGTAGGAGCAACATCAACAGCCATGTGATTAAACACAACGCCACCAATTTCAAACAATCCATTTTCTCGAATAAAGATTATATTAGGATTTTTTATAACATCTAATACCGGAGATACTGCATCGATGCGATGCATATTGTTTAGATTCATGTCATGATTACCTAGTATTACTACAGTAGGAATATCAAACCCATTAAAGAAATCTACAAGCATTTGCACAAGCTCCGGAGACATATCTAATTTGCTATGCACAATATCACCAGTAATTACCGCAATACTATTTCCAGTACTCATACGAGTAATAGTATCTTGCATTGTTTGAAACACTTCTCGATATTCTCGATGTCTTTTCAATGTTCTAATGTGAATATCACTGATGTGAAATATCTTATCAATCTTATCGATATGAGTGTCAATTTGTTTTATATCCATAACATGTCCATTTTCAATTGCATTAAACGTTCAAAGTTTAATACATCAGTATCTTGTATTAATTCGTTAATTTTATGAAATCCTAATGCAGATGCATCAGTATCTTTAGGTAATTGTACAAAATATACATTTAAACCTTCTGCCATAAATCGTTCTGCAATTTGGATGGAATTTTTTAATGCATCTGGATCTAAACACAAATATATATTTCTAACTCGTTCTTCTATTATTTTGCGTTGTAATGCCGGTTGTATTATTTTACCGAATAACGGAATTGCGTTGCGTTTAACGGCAATCGCATCAAATGAGCCCTCGCATAATATAATAGGTTCTGCCCAATTGATAAACAGTTCGAATCCGATGATATCTTTAGATACTTTAGGATTTTTATGTCGTTGAGTGTCTGACTTATAAAATGCTCTAGAAACAAAATAATTCAATTGACCCACAGCATCATAACTAGGAATTATTATTTTACCGGCATATTCACCAGATTCACAATAACCTATTCTATATTTTAAAATATCGAATACCGTTATACCTCGTTGTTTTAGATAATGAATTGCGTTACGATAATCCGGTGACTTTTTTTGTATCCACAATGGTTTATAATCTTGTGGTAATTGTAATGTAACTGATTGTTTAGTTTCTGTCGACGGTACTCGATATTTACTATGTTCAATGATTCTATTTAATTGTTCAAATCTTTCTTTAGGTAAATTTAATTGTTTGAACAATGTAGCAATACTACGACCTTTTTTATCAGATATCCAACAGTGCCATGCATTTTCGCCAGCAGAATTTGTTGCAATATCAATTTCTAATTTAGGTTTATAATGTGATACAAAAGGAGAAAAGAATGCAATATTATTACCGGATGTAGGTTTACCTTTACCTAAAATAGATTCTAGTAATTGTAATAACTTTACATTCTTCATAATATATTATATGAAAAATTCAGTATGAATCCAATTAAATTATATTATTATATTATAATATTAGTTAGACACATACATTTCATTTCTGGTCTAACGATCAATTCAATACTGAATTAATCATTAAATTAAATAACTTTAATTACATTATGAATGTATTAAATATTTTTCATAAATCAAACCTTTTTTAAAAAAACTTTTTAACTTGCGGCAATTCTTCGCCTGTTTTTAAACATTCATCGAGCCACTCAGTAGGAATTGATTTTTTAGCAACATGCTTAATACCTAACTTATTTGCATAAGCTTCATATGTAGTATTAGATGCTTTTGATATTTTTTGTGTAGGATTTTGAAATACCATGCGTATATCTAATCCAGGATTAGATTCTAATACATGTTTCATTTTTAAACGATCTGCGCTAGTCCATCGTCCTTTAGTTTCAATATACATAGTAGTACCATCGCGTTTTATAAAAACAAAATCTGGTGTGTATTTTGCTTTACGTTCTGGTACTATATAATTTAATGTATCTGTTTCATATTTCAAAGGATATTCTGTAGTTTTTATAAAATCTGCTACAGTATGTTCTAATCCTGATTTATAACCGTATTTTAATGCGTTCGCTCGTTTAGAATTTGCTGAGCCATGCCAATGATTTTTTGCCATAAATTTACATGTAATCCCATCTAAATTTCATAGGATATTTAACATAATTATTTTGTTTAACATAATAGAATTCTGCATTATACCGTCCTGAATATCCAGCGTTAATTAATTTATACGCAATATATTGTTGTGCAGTTTTTATTAATTTAATATTATATTTATCGAATCCAGATGCTTTTGCGTATAATTCTTTTAATTTTACACTCCAAGCATCATTCCATATTTTATTAAAATGTTTTACAGCTTCTTGTTCTTTATCATTTGCAAATGATTTAAATCTTCTAAAATATAATTCTGGTGCACCTGTTGTAACTTTATATAAATCTCGTACGATTGCTTGTATTTGTAAATTAATTTGTTTATCTTCAGCAGATGCAGCTGTTAATGAATCTGATTGTTTTTTCTCTGGTGTTTTCTTTTTATCCAAATTTGTATTTTTTAATGCAGAATTCGACGAACCAGCAAAATCATTATTATATGATTTTAAACGTTTATTTAATGCGTCTGTATTCTTTTTTGCTTGTGCAGCATCTGCTGCATTAATATCACTATAATCACCTTCACCTGACCAATCCAATTGATATACAGTATTTGGTAATGGATTAGCCCATAATTTTTTAGCAGCTTGCTGGTACTGACTAGGTGTTAATGTTGATTTTAAATCAAACCATGGTTCGTCGCCAGCTGTACTATTTTTCTTTTTTGCCATCCAAACGCCGCCATCGGGATTATTTGACTGATCTAAAGTATTCCAATAATACATATAAGGGTCACCGGATGATAGTGAAAACGGTTTTTTTCTATTAATATTACCTTCGAATAATAATTGTTTTAAATTATCCATTAATATATCCTTTATTTTATAATATATATTTACCAATCAACTAATACTAAATTTCCGTTCCATATCATAATATTATCTGATTTAAAATCTAAATCTAAATCAAATTCCGGAATGTTTATTTTTTCTACATCACTACGTAATGCATTTAAAAAATTATCTAATTGAGGATCGATATTATCTGTAACATCGATAAAATCAAATATAGAAACTTCACCACCTTCTGACCTTGAATAATCTGAAAATTCCTGCATAAACATATCTATTTTTTTTCTTATTGAATTAGATATAGGAGAAGCATTTGCCATTATATACATATCATTTCCATTAACATAATATACTGGTATAAATGTTGTAAAATTTTTATAGTTATTAACTATACGCTCAGCAACTCGATATTCATCTTGTTCTTTAGTAATCTTAAAAACTTTATCTTCTCCATTTATTTCATATACACGACCATTATCTCCACCGCCGATATATCGAAATTCTTTATTTTTAATTTTAGTTAAACACTGATTTATTTCTATATCAGATAATTCAAATAAAAGTTGTTTTAAACGTATCATTATATTACATTCTTATCTAAATCGATTCTTACTAAAAAATTTAAATCAACATCACTTCGTTATTTAATTGGTTGTGGTAATTTAGCTACTGCTAACATATTTAATTCGTTATCATATAATCCAATTGTTGTTATATATGGAGAAAATGTACTACCACTTACAAAATCATAATATGATACATCATTATCTTTAAGTAATGATGAATTTAACGACATATTAAAATCTCCAGCATTAGCTTTAACCAATGTACTCATTTCATATCTTGTTACAGTACTTTTATAACTAGCAGTATACGACGTATAAATTAAATTATTATAAATATAATTTGGACTAGATATTACAGCTATTCCTTGTTTATGAAAAACATTTCCGATTATATTTGTTTGTAATAACGAACCAGTTTCACTTAAATCGCCTAGATATCCAACTTGTGTAGCTGTTAATGATTTATTATAAATTCGTATTTCATCTAATTTACC